GGGATTTGTAGTTAATATCGCCCGTAGTCTTTTCTACAGTGATATTCTCAATACCACCAACTTGCCGATCTTCTCCAGAACCTCGAACCTCATATTGAGGCGCAATGCGAGTATCTCCAAGAGTAACCGACATACCTTCTGGGATTGTTGCAGCCACCCTAGAAACAATTTCTCCTTCAGATACTCCAATAGCACTAGCCATTTGAGCAGGAGATATATTAGACTCTTGCATTGTTTTTACAATCAATGCGTCATCAGCACCAGGATTGGCGTTTAACCAACCAAGAATATTGCTAGTTAAAGTCGGTTCTGGAGGAAGAATTTGTACAGGGCCACCAAGCATTCCTTGTGGAGGAGGAGGGGGTGCTTGTTGCAAGGTCTGCGCTAAATTTACTGGAGGAGGAGGCGCACCAGTAGCCGATTGATATTGAGCAGCACTAACACCCGCTTCTGCCATTGTCTGATTTATAAGAGCCGCATCAGCGCCAGGGTTGGCATTCAACCACCCCAGAATATCTGCATTAGTAACTGCCATGATATTTCCTTAAATTATGTTGCAACAGGCTTTGGATACTTTGCCTTTACTGCCAAACAAGCATCAATGTATGTCTGAATTTGCGCTTGATCGCCCTTAACAATTCCGTCAAGGTAATCGGCTATTGGAGGATATTCTGCGGCACGATCATCTTTATATTTAGTTTGTGCTTTTGCAATTTTTTTTGCCTGAGCCTGTGCTTCTTCCGCATCTCGGTATGCTTCTTCTTCAGCAGTAAACGGAATTAAACCTTCTGGTGTTGTATGAAATCTTGACATAATTAATCCTTAACTATTTTTTAAACCATAAAGTTGAAATTTTCCACCTTGAAAAGTTCCACCAGACCAAAAAAAACGAATACCAGATATTGCTGAACTTGATGCCGAATAAACACCCGAACCAATTGCCTGATTTAACGTGTCACCGCTATTAAATCCAACAATTGTAAAGGTCATTGATTTTGAACCATTTGTAGATAGCGGATTGTAAAGATAAAGATTAAGACCTGTTGCTCTGTATAAATCTAATCTTTCATCAAGAAAAACAGCACTGGCTGAACTAGAGTTAAATCCAGTAACTGTTGATCCAGAACTTATAGAAGTTATGGCAGTATATTTATAATTTGCCGTTTGAAATGTTCCAGCTATTGCAATTTGCGCTCTAAGATTAGCCGCTAAAGTATCATTGTCAACAAAAAAGTTAGAACCCGTTACCAAGTAAACATCGTAAGCAGACGTAAAGTAACCATCAAAAGTTACATACGTTCCCGATGTTGCGTTTACTGTAGCCAATAGTGTCATTGCGCCAGCACTAGGTGTTACCCATGTAGGCGCTCCTGCGCCGTTTGTTTGTAGCAGTTGCCCAGCAGTTCCGACTGCCAACATCTGAGTAGTGCCAGAAGCTGATTGATAAGGAATAGTGCCGTTAGAACCACCAGCAATGTTTGTTGAAGTTCCTACAGTTACAGCACTTAATAAAGTTTGTCCTGTACCGCCATTAGCGATTGGTAAAGTTCCTGTTACACCAGTAGATAAAGGAAGGCCTGTAGCGTTAGTTAAAACACCGCTTGCAGGTGTTCCCAACTGAGGAGTAGTCAGAACAGGGCTTGTCAAAGTCTTGTTGGTCAGGGTTTCTGTTCCCGCCAATGTAGACAATGTTCCCGTTGTGGGGAATGTGACGTTCGTTGTGCCTGTCAGAGTCCTTGTGTAGGCAAAGTTGCCAGAGCCTGTGACAGTCATGGCAGCGTTGTTTGCTACCCCTGTGCCGCCTTGTGCGGGGGTTACTGTTGCAGCTTCCTTTAGTAGTTTGCCCGTTGTTCCATCAAATGCGGCTAGATTGTTGTTAGTAGAAGACGCTGGGCCAACAACATCTCCACCACCCGCTGGCGCAGCCCAAGCACCATCACCTCGCCAAAATGTACTTGCTGATGCTGATGTGCCACTGTTCAAGTTAGTCACAGGCAAGTTGCCTGTTACACCCGTAGTTAAAGGTAATCCCGTGGCATTTGTTAAGGTAGCACTTGCAGGTGTTCCAAGAACGGGGGCAACAAGAGTCAATGCTGTGCCGTTGGTTGTAGCACCTGTGATGCCGCCAAATGAACCTGCATTGTTGTACTGGACTTGAGTGGTTGAGCCGCCTGGTGTACCACCACTAGATGCCGCAATTGTTTGGTTAGGCCAAGTGCCAGTAACAGTTACATTTGATCCCGCAACAATGCTGGGGGTTGCTGTTGCTGTGCCACCATTCGCTATGGGAAGTAAACCAGTTACACCAGTAGTTAATGGAAGACCCGTTAAGTTTGTTGCGACACCACTTGTAGGTGTACCCAATAAAGGTGTTACCAAAGTGGGTGAAGTGGCAAATACAGCAGAGCCTGTTCCTGTTTCATCAGTTAAAGCAGAACGTAGATTTGCACTACTTGGAGTCGCTAAAAAGGTTGCTACACCTGTTCCAAGACCACTTACGCCTGTGCTGATAGGCAAGCCAGTTGCATTCGTTAAAGTGCCACTAGTGGGTGTTCCAAGAATAGGGGTTACTAGGGTAGGGCTTGTAGCAAATACCAATGAGCCAGAACCTGTTTCATCCGTAATCGCAGAGGCTAAATTAGCACTAGAGGGTGTTGCCAAAAGAGTTGCTACACCAGTACCCAAACCACTTACGCCTGTTGAAATAGGAAGACCCGTAGCATTTGTTAAGACTGCTGCACTCGGTGTTCCAAGGGCGGGAGTCACCAGTGTTGGCGAGTTTGACAACACTACATTTGTTGTACCTGTAGAGGTTGTAACGCCAGTACCACCATTGGCAACACCTAAAGTTCCTGTAATGTCAGCAGTAGAAAGACTTACGGCATCCCAAGATGCGTTAGTTCCATCGCTTTGCAGATATTTGTTGGCAGCAGATACTTGTGATGGCAACAAGTTATTCAGAGCACCTGCGGCTGTAGAAGCACCAGTACCGCCATCAGCTACCGCTAGATCAGTGATGCCTGTGATCGTGCCACCCGTGATTGTTGCGCTAGAAGATGTAATCGGGCCAGTAACACCCGCTGTAGCCGTTACAGCACCTGTCAAAGTAGATGTACCTGTCACCGCCAAAGTGGTACTTGCGGTGATTGCTTTAGCCGCCAAGGTTGTGTTAGCTACTGTGGCAGTTCCTGTAGCCGCACCAATGTTGACAGCAGTAGCCGCACCACCTAGATTCAAGGTAGTTGAGACTGTGTTAAATGCCGCTTGAGTTACCGCACCAACCAACGCACCCGCTAAAGTTGTTGTGCTTGATGCCGCTAGGGTTGTGAACGCACCCGCAGCAGGAGTAGTCCCGCCAATAGCCGCACCATCAATTGCACCGCCCGTAATTGCAGCAGCAGAGTTGTCTGTCTTAGTCGCAACAGCAGTAGCAATGTTGTTGTACTCAGTGTCAATCTCAGTGCCTTTAACAATCTTTAAAGGATTGCCAGGCGACAAGTTGTCTTTAGTCGCAAAGTTAGTGGTCTTTGTATAATTGCTCATGGTTTACCTCTTAGGCCATTTTGCCATCTTTGGCTTGAATTTCAATCTTTTGTAGGGATAACTGAGTGCCGTTAATGGTTGTCTCATAACCTGTCTGGACAATTTTACCCGCACCAGATGCGTTTGCTCTCAATGTCTTAATTGCAATACCACTTGTGTACTCAGCAATGTTATATTCACCCACGCCATACTCATAACTTACTTGGGTAGGAATATAGATATTTTGAGCTTGGTAAGCACCGGAGTAATCAAAGCCCCAATTGATCGTTAAGAACTGATTTGAGCCACCAATCACAATTGCTGAAATAGTCTTTAAAACAGAAATCTGGTTTGGGTTGCCAAGGTCAGCATTGTTGGTGTAGTACGCAAATCGGTACGTTGTTGTGTCATCTATGTAACCGCCATACTTACCAATAAAACCATTCTTACCAATTAACAAGTCTCCATTACGCAAAGAACGCAAAGATGTTGGTGCAATAGAGTCCCATTTGGTTACACGGGAAGCACCATCTTGTAAAGATTGTTTGGTATCGAAGCAATAAACTTGGAAGGTAGCGGGTAAAACTAGCAGATAAAAGGCTTCTTTTTCTGAGTAAACAGACTTCAGATTAGCCAATGTCTCACCAAGTAATGATGAATTTAGGTCAAAACGCACATTCTTAGACAAGTCTCTAAGTGGTGCAGACTTCTCTTGAATAGTCCTCATCAGTGAACGGACGCCTGAGTCTGACAAGAAAACAACATCAGAGCCAATACTTTGAATCGTATCCCTTGCAATACACCCAATAGAGCCTACTGTGTCGCTCAGAACAAGAGATGCGGGAGTAGAAGCACCAGAATAGACAAGAATTTGTCGTTTACCAAAGATAAACAAGAAATCATTGTGAGCTGCCAAGCCCATCACTTCGTCAGCACCATTAGGCCATACACGAGAGACATCTAAATTTCCTGAAGTACCACCAGACCATACATGACCCGCAATCAGATCGGAGAAGGTAACAGTTACTTTGTCTGAAGATGTATTGGCGACCCAAAGGCGACCAAATGCGGAGATGGCAATGTTGGCTAAAGGAACTGTTCCTGCATAGCCTGTTTTCTCAGAGACTCTTCTAAATGTGGTAATACTGACAGCGGGGTCATAGATCAAAGGATCGTGACCTGTTTGGAAGAAGTATGCAATCCCATTCAAAGATGCGGTTTGCCAATTAGATGCAGTAATAGTAGGAGCAGTACCGCCACCACCATAGGTCAACTCAGTCACCGCATTAGCAGTACCAAGTTTAAATAACTTGTTGTTACCCGCAAACAGAATGGTCAAAGTGCCATCGTTTTGCACTAATTCATGGATAACACCCACATCGTTAGCACCTAGATTACCAGAAGAGGAGTTAACCCTTGTGTAGCCTTTTCTAGCACCAATACGACCATACTGATCCAAGATGCAGTTAGTTGCAACCAAAGCAAAGCCAGCCCCTAAATCAAGGGGAGAATCTTCAGTATTCAGGCCATAAAAGCCTGGTGCTGAAAGACTGTAACTTTGTAGAGGCTTAGACATTAAACCGCCACAAAGTTGTCTTCAGGATAACGAGTGCTTTCCAATGCGATTGCGTCAGAGAGCATCCCTCTAAACAGAGCATAGGCCTCGGAAGAAGCAGTCCCACCATCTTCACCACGCTCAATCAGACCACGGGCATAGGCACTTTGAGCAACCAAATAATCTAAGACTTTGACTGAAGTGCCATCAGCAGACAAATTAGCCTGTGGGATGGTTAGATCAAACTTCAGTGTATAAACGCCATCAGGAACAGGAAACAGGTCAATCTTTGTGTCTCCACTACCATCTACCC